ATTATTTTTCCGTATTTATCCTGCAACTTATAGTTGTATGCGTATAGCAAGGCAGCGTTTTGTTTTGTGATTGGCATGGTTACTTGTTTTCTTTATTAAAATAAAACAGGTAGTAATACATCTGTTTTTCTTCGTCCCATCCTTTTTCGATAAACTTCTCGGCGCTTTCAGGGTTGACAAAATCCAGCTTAATTGTGATGTTGGTATCAAGCTCAATTACACTCTTGATTTTCTTACGCGCTTCGGTAACGGCTCCATTGGAGATAGGGAAGGTGCTTACATCTTCAATCGAATACTTTGCGGCTTTGTCAGCTTTGTAGTGGTTGAACTCCGATGCAATATCGGGATTGTCGATAACGTCTTTTATGAAGTTAGCCTCTTCAAAGGTGTCGTTTTTGGCAAAGTGATTAACGGCCCTGTTCATAAACATAACTTCTTCCTTTTTATCTTCGGCAGGTAATACCACGTCTTTTGCAAAGTCCTGAACAAACTTCATGTATTTTTTAGTTGTAAAATGCTCATCATGCGCGGCATCCACACTTAAAAAATGTTCCAGCCAATAACGCGAATCGTATTTGTTCTGGTCAATTGTAAGTATCTTGTAGCCTTCATCTGCTTTGTAGTTGAAGATTATAGCACCTTTATCTAATTTGTTCAAGTTGATGCCTTGCTGTAGCTTTGGCAGCAGTATGTTATCGTTTTGCTTGAATTGCAGGAAGTCGGCCTTAATCTCGCTTTTGAAAATACCAATAGCATCTACAGGATTATTATCGATAGTAACGTTTTTCATGTACACCACGTACAATTCGCCTGTTTTGATATGAGGGTGGTTAGACTGGTTGTACAAGTGTTTGGCTATGGCCGTGGAATTAGAATGCAGGTTTTCGCCGCCTTGCGCAAACACACCTTTACAAATTTTGTACATATCGTTGTATTCCAAATCTACATCGTGGGCGAAATTAAAATAGCTTTCTTCTTTGTCTCTGAACGGTTTAAAGAAGTATTCCTTAAGCAAAGGTTTAATTTCATCGTTTAAGCGGTATTCGCTTGCTGCAATGAAGATATCTTCTCCACGGCTTTTATTGCCTATTCTATGTATGGAGACTGTTTCAATTTGGGTGTTGAATAAATTTATCATAATGTTTTGTTTAATAGTTCGTACTGTTCAATTGCTTTAAAAATCTGGTAAACCTCTTGGGGTACTATGGCGTTACCCCCGGCTTTAATTGATTCGTTTCTCCATTTAGGAAAGGTAATTCCGTCCAGTCTGGAGGAAATCCCATCATCTCCATTACAAACCGGGGATTGAGTTGGGAAGTTTTCCCAATTGGATGGGTTTGCATTACCTTGCCAATAAGACTGTTTCTTTTTTCCTGGCTTTCCGGAAACGTGCAATTCTTTCCGTCCTGAGCCGCAGGTGTCGGTATCATTCTTCTTAGCATCATTTCTTCTATAAGACCGCCCTGTTTTCTGTTCCGAAGTGGGTTGTCTAACATCCTCTGGGTTGCCTCGACCGTTTGTGATGCTGTCGAAGGCGATGCTGTTGGCGTTGGAAGTATCCTCATTACTTGTGTCGCTAAATTCGGCATGGTTGTTCCGTTCGGATATTTTTCCATTCTCAATCTGAACTTCTCCAGGTCCTGAACTTGTTCTCTTGTTGTTGGCGTAAGCAATAAACCATGTTCTGTATCGTTCGTGCGGGGCGTTGACACCTGCAGCTGGAAGTAGAAACGGGAGTATTTCGTACCCTTCAGCTTCCAGGTCAGCCTGCACCTCGTTGAATACCACCCCGGCATCCCAATTAATAATGCCGCGAACGTTCTCGCCCACAACCCAGCGCGGGGCAATCTCTCGAATTGCTCTAAGCATCTCGGGCCATAAGTGGCGCTCATCTTCTTTACCCTTTCGCTTTCCTGCAACGCTGTAAGGCTGGCATGGGAACCCTCCGGTAACAATGTCGATAAGTCCTCGGTAAATAGAAAAATCTGTTTTTGTAATGTCATGATGTGTAGTTGCGTTAGGGTATTTATCTTTTAGTACGGTTTTACCGAAATCGTTCCACTCTGTATGGCTTACATTTTCCCACCCCATCCATTCTGCTGCAAGGTCAAAACCGCCTATACCGGAAAACAATGATAAGTGTTTCATAATCCTTCAAATAAATTAAGTGTTTGATTCTTCTTTGCTTTTTCAGATTGATGCTGCCGGTATTCGTGGCTAATCCATTTTAGCATTAACCGGTTGTGCGCGGCGGGTAGCTTTGCTCTGGCGGTGCCAGCTTCATAAATAAGCTTCTTAGATGCCATCGCGTTAATAGTTGCGCCGTAAATGTTAGGTTGCTTTGGCTTAGGGTTTACCGCTTCATAAGCGGTTTTGAGGTCTTCGGAGGTAAAAGGGTACATCTTTTCTTTTACCCACTTTGTAGCGAAAGATAACAGTGCAGGATAGTCTGCACTGTGTCCTACTTTTTGCAATCCTTTTTGTTTGGGTGTCATAGTACAGATGATTGAAAATTAATAAGTACTTTTTCATTTGAGTCTTTACAAAAGTTTTTCTTAATTTCAAAACCGTATGATTTGCGGCCTCTTTTAGCCGAGGCTAAGAGAGTGGTGCCACTTCCCGCACATGGATCTATAACAACATCGCCGGGGTCAGTAAAAATATCAATCAGGTTTTCTAATACTTTTACTGGTTTTTGGGTGGGGTGTATTTTAATTGTATCTGTATCTTTTATCCAGTCAAGACAATTAAAAATCATTCGCCCGTGGTTATTAAACTTCGGTAGCTTATCACGATACAGCAGTATCGCATATTCGCAATTGCCCACCACCCTCATGTTAGCCTTTAGAACCTGAGCAGAGAAGTTTTTCCTAAAAACTAAGTTTATGTAATTTTTAAGGCCATATTCTTTTGCTTTTTGGATAAGCTCAAACTGCTGTTCAAAAGCGCAAAACACAATCATACATGGCGATTTTCCGGTTTCTTTTGGCTCTTTAATTAACATCTTAGAACAGAAATGAAGGAACTCGCTTATCCTGAAATTTTCATCTGTATCGAAAAAACTTTTACCTGCTAATTTGCTTTCGCCATTTTTATTATCACCATCAACATACCATGCCGGATTTGAACCATAAGCATCTTTTCCAATGTTATAAGGAATATCCGCTATTATTAATTGGGCTTTAGGGATATTGTATTGCTTATAATTTTGAAAGTGGTCGTTAAAAAGTTTTGGCTTATAAAACTCATTCATAATGAGTGAAGTATTCCCGAAGGTCAAATCTTATATTATAACAGGAGATTGAAGCATTAAAACACGTTCATTCTCTTCGTGGCTGTCAAGTGGTGTTATTACGATTGGCCTGCCGGGTAAATTCATTTCAATTAAAATATTTTCACATGTAATATTGCTTAATATTTCAGAAAGCATTTTATGATTAAGGCCTATCCTAAAGTCATCGCCTGTATAGTCGCATGCTAAAGTTTCAGTAGCATCGGTACTGTAGTCTACATCTGCAGCATCAAGCACTATTTTATTATTTGATAAATTAAAGGCTACCAAGTATTTTGAAAATATAGACAATCGTTTAAGGCTCGACTGCATAACGCTTTTATTTACTGTAACCTTAATACCAAACTCCTTAGGAATAACACCATCATAATTAAGGTATTTTCCATCTACAAGCCTTACAGTAATGACATTAACACCTTGCTTAAAGACAGCATTGATATTATTGTATTCAAGCGTTACATCATCACCGTTGATAAAGCTTTTGATGATAGATAAGGGCTTTTTTGGAACAATAAAACTATCCTCAAAACCTATATCGAGGCCAGTTTTAGAATATCGGCTTATACGGTGTTTGTCGGTAGCCACAACGTTAACCTTATCGTTAAGGAACTCAAAGAAAACACCGCATATGTTTGGATATATTTCTTCGGTTGATGTAGCAAAAAGAGTTTTCTGAATACCTTCCAAAATAAAATGCCCTGGCAGTGTTATTTGCTTAGTCTCTGAAAGTACTATAGGCTTAGGAAACTCTGACACTTCATCAACGGGCACTTTATATTTTCCCGAAACAGCTGTAATATGAAGGGATTTACCTATCACCTCAAGTTCGATAGGCTGGTCGGGAAGTGTCTTTAAAAGTTCTACTAATAGGCGTGAAGGTATGGCGGCGCTGCCTTGTCCAGAACATTCTACTACGGTACTTAAAACTACATCAAGGTCGGTAGCGGTTATTTTTAAATTCGCCCCGGCTTCAAATAAAAAGCATTGAGCTATTGGCAAGGTATGATTGTTATTTATTACAGCGCCTACAAGCTGACAAGCTTTAAGCAGCTCTTTGTTGTTGATGGTTAGTTTCATCGGGTAAAGGTGTTATGCTGTTCTACAAATTTTTCTAAGTCCTCAACGGGTATGTTGTGAAGGTTCCTGTTCATTTCTTCGAGCGCCATCTTAGTACGGAGGTCGGAAGTATCGCACATCTGTTTTTTATTCATCGTTATTAATTTTACTTTCAAATGTTACATAGTAAGAAGCCATATCGTTTTTAGCAAATGAGTATGGCATTAAGTCAATCGAGGCAATTACCTCGCTTAGGTACTGTACCTGTTCAATTAGTTTTAGCTTATACGGGAGGTTCTCGCAATGGGGAATAAATTCTACATAAAGCTCCATCTGAACAAAGATCCGGGCCCGGTAGGTAGCGTAGTTCATTTCTTAATTTCTTCAAAGCATTCACGGCAGTAATGCAAGTCTTTATATTCAATAAGAATATTACTCATTGTATCTTTTTGAAAGCATACATGACATTTGAAAGTAATTTCAAGCCTTTTACACTTCAGGATATTTATATATGGCAGTACGTCGGTAACTTTTGAAACCTGTTTTATTAAGCTTTCAAGCTGGTAACGGTCAATACCTTTGGTCATACGCTCCACATAATCCCTAAAAGCCTGCTCTTCTTTTTTTCGCTTCATAGGGGCAATATCTTTTTGATGCTGTCTCAATAATGCTTCAGGGGATATTTCAAGCCTAATCCTATCCTGCTTTTCTTTAGTGTGCTGCTTTTCCCTCTCTTCTGCCTTAGCCTCAAGATACATCGGCATCCAGTCGCCAAGTATCAGGTTACTATCAATACCCCGGTTTGTAGCGCCAAATCTGCCCGTCCTTGCCATCTTTAGAAATAAGATAACATCTTGCATGCTTTCATACTTGAAAGCGTCTAAAACATCTGCTGTGATGATATCGACCTGTGCCGGGTTGTGTTTGGTACTAAATCCAAAAGAAGATAAAAACCTGTCAACAATAATTCTCCCAACACCAAAAGCGATTTGCGCAGTCTCTGCCTTGAAAACGCTTCGTAACGCCGGGAGGTTTATAGTTTGAGAAAGTGTTAAGCTATTCTCAACAACACCTACGTCAGTTTTACCGCTTACAATGTTACTGGCCAAAAGTAAAGTTTCGTGCTGCTTCGCTGTTGACAGCATCGCTGAACCGCTCTGAGGTAGATTTCTGTTGTCCATCAGGTTTGTTTTTTAATTCAAAAAATCCTTTCCAGCCTTTAGCCATGCTTTGGTGGATTATATCAATCGCTATTTTTTCGCTACCGGATGATAGATTATGCAAATCGTTTAACGCTGCCTGCTCACTTATCACGGTTTTGTATTTGAATTTATGCTCCTTATCGCGAAATACTTTCCAAAGCTGCCATTGAGTTTTAAAGTTTTCTGTAAAAAAAGGAATGTTTAATTCGGGCTCTGTATTTTTGAGTTTAGGCAATCTTTTTTGTTTTTCTACCGCACCCTCTTTTTCATATTCTTTTTCCTTTTCATTATCATATTCACTTTCATCTTCTAAAGGCTTTTTTTGGCTTATGTTTTGGGTTTGTGTTTGGGTTTCAGTTGGGTTTTCTTTGGGTTTTATTTTAGAAGGTCTCCCGCCTTTTGAGCCGTTTTCTGCCTGTTTTAGTTTAAACTGGGCTCTTTTGTCTCTTTCGGCTTCCAGGCGCTCGTTAAGCAAAAAACCCGGCTCAACCTCTTTAAATTTTTCGCCAACCGTATCCCAACACTCAACCCACTCAGAACCCAAAATAAACCCAAGCCTTTTTTTTGGTATTTTTCCATTTACCCATTGGTAAGCTAAAAGTGTTATATAAACGCCTCGCTCAGCCATTGAAAAATGCATTACGCCTACAGTAAAATCCTGGGCATAAAATGGGAAAGAAGGGTCTTTCATTGATGTATTTTTTTTATGAAAACTCTAAATGTTCGCCCTGTTTTACTATGGTAGTTTTAAAGGGAAATTCATGTTTTGGCACTTGCTGTATCAACTGCTGCAATATAGTGGCTCCGGTAAAAACTACACGGCGCTCGCCTTTATATTCAATTTGAATAGTAAGCATCTTTGTGCCAATTTTCTTAATACTGTCTCCAATCTTGAAGTCATGTATAGTAATTTCAACATTAAGGAGTTTATCAACTCCTATTTTTTCGCCGGTAAAGGCATTGTATTGTGGCTTTATATTGAAGTCTTTAAAGCTTTTAATCATCAGGTAATAATTTCTTTATAAGGTGGTTGGAATTACAATGTTTTGCCCATCCTTTGTAAGAGGCCACCGAAGCGGGATTTTTACGCCTGGCAACCATACGGGCAAAGCGTTGTTTAATGGTTTTTCTTAATCGTGTATGCGTGTGGTAAAAAACATAGCCTACAAAATCTATCCCACGGGATTGCACCGGGAATATTTGGTAGTTGCCTTTTACCTGTAGTTTTAAATTGGTTTTTAAATAATGTTTAATGTCTGCTAAAATGGCGTGTAGCGTGGCTTTGTCGGGCGCGAGGATAACAATATCATCGGCATACCTAAAGTAGTGCCTAACGACTTTATTTTCCTTTATCCAGTGGTCAAAATAAGTGAGGTAGTAATTTGCAAGGTACTGGCTCAGGTAGTTGCCGATGGGCAGGCCTGGTGCACTGTCTATAATTTCAAACAGCAGCCAAAGCAAATCCTTATCTTTTATTTTGCGCTGTAGCAGCGTTTTCAATGTCCAGTGGTCTACATTGGGGTAAAACTTGGTAATGTCCAGCTTCAGGCAGTATTGCGTGCCTGGTACATCCTTCAGGGCTTTTGTAACCGCACGGGCTGCGGCATGTATGCCACGGCCTTTAATGCAGCTATAAGTATCAGCTGTAAAGACAGAAACAAACACCGGCTCTAAAACATTCATTACTGCATGGTGGGTAATGCGGTCAGGAAAGTATGGGAGGCGGTAAACCTCCCTTTCCTTTGGCTCATACACCTTAAAAGTGGTGTACGGCGATGTTCTGTAAGTTTTATCCTTTAGCATATCGTGCAGGGCCTGTATGTTTGCCTCACGGGTTTTGTCGTGGGTAGTAATGCCATACTGAGAGCCTTTGCCTTTGCGCGCCTTAGTGTCGGCAAGCTGCAAGTTTTCAATGCTTATTATTTGGCTGTATAAATTTTTGATACGTTTCATGCCTTTGCTTTAATCGGTCGCTTTCCCTTGCAGTGCTGCGGTACTAACGACCGGGTTAAATCCGTGATTTTTTGCCATGTGGGCAAGGCCTGCACCGCCTTTATGTTATCTCGCATAGGTGCGAGCTGACATTCGAATTCGAGTTGTCGTTATCGTAGTCGTTGTACGAAAAACCGCCAACCGCTGAAGTCAACCCCAGGCGGTGCACCACCTGTTATTTTTACTGTATTACCATGTACTCCCGGTACAGGTCAGTGAACTGTTGCCCGGCGTACTCTGCAATCTCGCTGCTTTTGTAGCAAAGGCGCGAGCCGACAGCCGAAATCGAGTAGTCGACACCGTAGTCGTAGTACGAAAAACCGCCAACCGCCGAAGGGTCGTTAAACCTGAACCATGGGTAATACTTCCAGTTGCCATCTGACCAGTTGGGCACCCAGCCACCATTTAATGCACGGGCAATGATGGTAAGTTTTTGAAACGCTACGACCGCTTTGCCGTCGCCGTTGGTGTCGTCTGAGCTTATAAACTCAGGTACTGCGATGCCTAATTTATTGCAGGCATCTTCAAAGGTTTTAATTTCTGTATACATTATATGTGGTGTTAATGGGTCATAAATTGTTTATAGATTTCAGTAAAGGTTTCGCCTGCATACCTGGCAAGCTCAGCCGATTTGTAGCAAAGGCGCGAGCCGACACGCGAACTCGAGCCGGCGCCATCGTAGCCGCCGTACGAAAAACCGCCAACCGCCGAAGGGTCGTTAAAGTTGAAGTAAGGGCGGTACTTATCCCATTTTCCGTTACTCCAGTCAGGAAACCAGCCCTCATTTAATGCCTGGGCGATAAGCTTAACCTGCCTGTAGGCTATTTCGTCGCTGTCTATGCCTTCACAACCGGCATAGAATTTTGCTGATGTGATGCCCAGTTCAGTAAGCACATCGTCAAACGACTTAATACGCTCAGTTACTTTTTTAGGCAGTGGCTCAAAGCTTACCACATTGGTACTTTCGTCAAAACTGGCCTTGTGGCCTTCGGGTACTTCAATCTGAATTGTTTTCATACTTTTAAATTTTGTTTTAATATTTTAATTTTAGTCCTTATATTATTAAGGCTGTGTAAGTCCCAAACCTTTGAAACATGCTTATCAATCTGGGCTAATTTTTGTAACTCTGTAAAAGCTTCCTGCCCTATTCTTGCCGGTAAATTGATGCTGTATTTTTCGAGGTTGCCTTCTTTGTAGAGGTTGCATCCTGGGCACTGGCCGTGTATATTGTGAAGGTGGTATTTGAGTGTTTCAAATAATTCCGACTTGTGGTAATGCCCGGCCTGAAAGTCTGGCCGCCAGGGTTCACCGCAGCTGATGCACGGCTTACCTGTATCCCTAAGCCTTATGTATTCGTGTACGGCCTTTTTAGTAACATCGTGGGCACGCTTTAATGCGCTTCGCTCTTTATCCTGTTGGGCGGTTTTCTCAAGCTCTAAGCGGGGTTTTTGCACTTTGTTTAAAGCCTTTGATAGCTTTACTTTACCAGCTTCAGAATTTAAAAGCCATGCTGAATAGCAGCACATTTTACCAAGGCCGTAGATACGGTGTGCGGTGGTTACTCCACATCCATGACCTGAAGCCTGCCCGGTGCCTTTACACGGCTTAGCCTTTACGGGTAGCATATACCACAAGGTTGTTATACTGGATGCCGCTATTTCTTGAAACATGGCCTTGTAATGAAACATCTACTTCTATATTATCGCCTTCTCGGTAAGCATCGAGTTCCTCCATTCGGCGGCCGCGAAATTCTACATAAGCTTTTTGCCTATGGTCTGGCAGTAGTGTTACTACTTTTTTTTCATGACCCGAGGTGTTGCGGTATTCAATGCTTTCTATTGTTCCTGTGATTGTCATTTTGTAGTGGTTTAGGAATTATTTGTTAATGAGGTCAACAGCTAACTTTACACGCTCAGTTAAGAAGTCCTTATCTGCCTGAGGTACTTCAAATCTGATAATGTTGATGTTTTTCACGCCGCTTTCACGGTAGATGTAGGGCAGCTCGTTATCCTTTGCCCACATTACTCTGTTGTATGGAACTTCAAGGCCGCGGTTAAACGTTAGCAAATCCTCTACTTCATCGGCGTAAGGGCAGTAAACAATAAGCTCAGCATATTTAGCCCCGGTTATGCAGGCGTTAGAAACAAGCTGCCAGTAGTATTTATCACCATCTTTATGCTTTGCCCATTTTCTACCCCGTGAGTCGGTGTATCCGTTCCTTATGGCATTCATTACCTCAATACCGTCATACTTTTTTTTAGGGATAGCCGTAAAGCCGTCCCAGTCATAAAGGGGGCTTACAAGTCCGAAAAATGATTTTAGGGTAAGTGGACATTTTTCATCAGTAACGAGGTAGATTTTTTTACCACGCTTAATAGATCCGTCCGGCGTTCCTACCCATTCAGGTATTTTAGGGTGAACCAGCGTACTATCATCGCCATCGGGGTGAAAGTAGTAGTGATTTGGTAGAAATATGTGTACAAATCGTTCACACAGCTTGCCCCATTGGAATGGCAGCGCATCAACCTCATTATCTAAACGCCTCTTAAAAAAGCGTTCCATTATACACTCCTGTACGTAGGTATGAAATGGCGCGCCGGGGCTTTTCCTATCGGTTGCCATGGATACCATGGCAACTATTTCGCTGGATGTTATCCGGCCGGTGCGTATGTTTGATAAATCGCTCATTGTTTTTGTGCTTTAGAAATGTAGTATTTCAATTTTTGGATGCATTTTTCAAAATTGCCTTTGTCATTGTTATTTACCGTACGGTTGAAAAATGCGGCATCGGTTTTAGTGAATGTGATTTGTAAATCAATACATTCATTCTTTAGGTTCTCAATAACTGCCAGCGGGCTATCCGGTTCCGTAGTTAGCTCTTTTGGTTTTTCATCAATGTACACATCGGCGAAAAGCCCTATTTCCGCAGCGCACTTTTTAAGCGCATCGGTAGCAGCGGCCTTGTAGGCATAAGGAAGATTGCCATCTACATAAGCGCCGCCAAACTGTTCTTTTACAACTTGAAAACCTGTATCAGTAAAGGCTGTTAACCTTACATGTGCAACAACGCAGGGGCTGGGCGTTGGGAAAAAATCTGTTTTCAAAATGTT